TTCTGAGCTACAATCTTGTTAATGTACCCATTAAAGCTGTCAGGATTAAATGGGTCAAGCTCACCAGTCTCTTCTTCAGCAATTTTTTGCAACGCTTGATACGCATCACTTGATGCAAATGCATTTTGTTGGCGTTCCAACTCTTTCCGCATCTTGCTTATTTCTTGGGTCTTTTTTGTGTAGTCCGACCGTAAGCTGTGCATGGCGCGTTGAACATCATCAGGAGCGGCTTCTAAAACCTGTTGCCAAGATTCCCCTTCTCGCAATGGTTCAGGTTTAACCTCGGTTTCTAGCTTCGCGTTCTTTGATGTATGAGCCTCTAAAAGAGATTCAATCCGCTGGTCATAATCATCTAACTTAGGTGGCGCACCTGAATCTGATTCGACGAGTTCAATGGCTGCATCTTCCGCAGTAGTATCAACGACCGCAGCCTCTTCACTTGCTGTGTTTGCTACCTCTTCCATTATAATCTCCTTGCAAATGTGTCTTCCATCTCATCCATTTCGACAGGAATCTCATCTTCCATGACCACTTCTTCTTCAACTTCTTCGTCATCCATAATCATGTCATCACCAATACTCTCAGACAAAAAGGCACGAAACTCTTCGTTCTTAGCCAGCGTATTAAGTTGACCAGCTATTTTCGCCAGGTCACGGTCTGCAACAACTTCGTTTAAGTCTACATCTATGCCCATACCAGCATCTTCTGCCGCTAAGGTAATCGCCATCAATATCTTCACCAAATCTAATGGTATTGTTGTCGTATCAGTCGGTGAAATGGCAATTTGGTCCATCTCAAGCATGCTTGTAAACTGGTTTAAACTGTCAATCAGAGTCTTTAGCATCTGTCCACTGAACTTACCTTCTGGTAAATCGATTGAAAGCATCGAGTCTTGCTCAAAATCCATCTGTCGTCCCATGGTTGCTATTTTGTCTCTTCCACTGGCTATTGCAGCTTCATCTTGTGTTCTACTCATGATTACTCCTCAGTAATTGCGCGACTTGCTGCCGCAAATGATTGGGTTTCAGACATCACTTTTTGAAATGTCGTAATTGTTTTCTCGTGCTCCAGCGCATCAGATACTTGGTCGCTCATACTCTTTTCAAGCTCTCCATCTGATACTGGGCGCAAGTTTCGCTCTTTTAAAATACGGTCTTTATGGGAAGCACTCTCAATGTAGCACCCCAATGCCTTATCAAAATATCCACTGTCTTTGACACCATTCAACGGAATCGGCCTTAGCTTCATCGCAGTATGTTTACTTGGACTTTGACAATGAGTACACTCAATCTGCCACTTCATCTCATTAAGATCACGCCACCGTACATAAGTCATAAGCTTACAATCCGTACACAAATAGCTGCGACGCATAATCTGCGCTCCCCAGCCATCGCTGTATTCCTCAAAAGTCGTCACTCTATACATTCGGCAACATCCTAGAAATCTGTTGTGGTGATGGACCGCCACCACCAGCTAACATTGCCGTTGGGTCTTCCATTGCACCTGGACTCATACCTTGTGGTTGTGGCCTTTCAGGAGGCATCATTGGAGCTTGCATATTTTCATCTGGCATCAATGACTCAGGCAAATCCATACCCCGAATCAACTCTTGCAACAACACAGTGTTTGGTACACCCAATGCCTGTAAAGTCGGTATCAAAGTTAAGAACTCCTGCTTCTTTATGCTGTCGCTCACCGGAGTAGAACCCATATCCTGAGCATAGATTCCAAAGTCACCATCCAAATCTGCTGCTTTAAGAACCTGTACTTTGCCATCAATCACAATCACATCTGCATCTTCTGTTAAAAATACCTGCATCATTGAAACATATACTGCGCTCATCATCTCAATCATCGAATCACGCTCTCTCGCCAAACGACCAATCTCTGAACTGGAATACGCAGCCAAGGCTGTTACCTCTGTCGCTGTCGCCTTAGTCGCTTCTCCCCTAGTAAACGGAGCCATCACAGAACCACGCTGGAAATCTTCATTCACTTGCATAATATATGAAGTCAAATCATTGGGAACCGGACTGTGCGGTACAGGTATAATGCTACCCGCTAACGATTGACCATTCGACAACTCAACCTCTATGTACTCACCATCCACACCTTGAGCCAACTTGCTCATGGAATCCGCATCGAAAACACCCTGCTCAACAATCCATTGCCGTGCTGAACGACGAACCATGTTTGCTTGGTATGTTCGAATGATATTCGTCTCTTGAACTTGGTCATACACTCGCAACAATGCACTCGACCCACGCATTGGTAAATCAGGCTGGCGACCATAATACAATGGTACAATGGGGCTTATCGGTAAATCAGAAGCACTTCTAAAAGGTATCGCATCATAATGAGTCTCCTCAATAGATGACCCTTCACCCTCTTCCAGCACAACACCTTTATACAAAAACTTATCGCCATTCTGATAATCTGGACTCCAGATGTACAACTTGTCCTTCTCGAAATCATACATCTCTACAATCTCAACATACTCAAAAAATGGCGTAACCTCTTCAGTCTTGTTGCGGTCACCCTGACTATACCCTCTGTCATCATCAACAAAGTCTAAATACTTTACCAATGGCTGACTCTGAAACTTACGGTTACCAAACTTAGCTTTGGCTGCCTTCAGATTTAAATAATATCGATGACCAACATAACGCTGGTCACCCCAACTCGAAGCATCAGTATCAACAATCACATCCCACGGACTTATCGCTGTCGCTGTCAAACGCTTAAATGGGTCGGGATTGTCATTCGGAACCAACTTAATATACGAACACGGATAAATAATAGCCAAACGAGAAGCATCTTCCATCTGTGGCCGTATGCTGTCCAAAAATGCATTCACCATTAACTGGCTCTTCAAAGGGTCACCCTTGCCACGAACATCTGCCTTGAACACTACCGAAGGACTACGGGTAAACAAACTCGCGATATATCCCTCAACAAACTCATATGCACGAGTCGTTTCAATCAATATCTGACCATAAGCATCCTTCTTGTCCCAATATTGACAGTTGTAAGCCAATCGCAACTTGCGCATGTCTGGACGCTCTTTCCTCCAATATTCTTCATGACCATCATATATAGCTCTCAATATCTTTGGCGTAATCATCTGTTTCTCTCCCAAGGGATTGGATTGTCTTTTCGTCTTCCAACTCTTCTATTGCGTATAAAACCATCTACCACATTTTCTTGCGCTCTGTTTAAAACTCTGCGCGGCACATCCCTAGTACAACGATACGCCAACGCTATACTCATCGCCATATCGTCATGCATTCCCGACGGTGCCTCTGGTGTAACCTTTTGTACAGTTAACGACCGTAGCTCCATTAATGTCGTCATATCTAATGTCTCTATTATCTCTGACACAATATACTCGCGCAATGTCTCATACGCATCTAACTTTGACTTCACAGTCGTAACCCAATCTTTACCATTATGGTCACACCACATCCTTCGGTAACGAAAGTCCTTAAGCCGCGTCAAAACAACATGACCATGATTATTGCTTTCACACAAAACCATCGCCATATTATACTCGTTCGCTACCGTCAGTATCTTCTCAGCAAACATCACTGGTATTACCGTATTGCTCCGCCACTGATAAACAGGCTGCAATGAACTCAATGAAACAATCGTTATCGTGCTGTAATCTAAGCCAACGCCCGCAGCGACATCCGCACCAAGAACATAGGAGTCATTCGGTATCGCCTCCTCATACAACCGCTCTGAACCATCAAAGAACACACCAGTGATCTTAGCCAAATCATCTGGATGGAAATAAGTGCTCATCGTAAAATGAAACGCATCATCCAAACATGCAGGATACTCGCGTCTGAACTTCTCCAAACCCAATGTCAGTATCTGACGTCTACGCCATAAAACCTGACCATCTGATAAGTCATACAGTTTCGCAAGCGTGTCTTCTTCTACAGACATTTCAAAATCTTTCGGTGGCTTCGCATAGTAAGTCTTATGCTGCCACCACCAAAAACAACATAGCTCCCAACCGTTGTCTGGAGCACCTGTTACCAATCGATGAAATGCATCGCCAGCTTGATGAGGTGTGCTTTCGATTATGACTTGGCCCTCTCCAACCGTCGCCATAACCGTCGCTAAAAGCTCATCAGGATCATCATAGAACGCAAACTCAGAAAGGTGAGCACTCGTTAATGTAAAGCTCCTTGTACCGCCTTTCCCACCTGCGGTATAGGAACTCAACCGAGCACCCGATTCCTTGAACTCCAAGTCTATCGTGTTCTGTATCGCGAACTGGCGATGCAAAAGTGTTGGCAAGCTTAGATGAAACTTGTCATCCATCCTGCGTAAATGTTTAGCCGAACGGTCATGGAACGATATTACACCCCACGATACTGGCTCTGTACTGACATAGGCACTCCAGAAGGCATACGCTCTCAATAGAGTGCTGATTCCAATCTGTCTAGGCTTCAGTACGATTATCCGCTTGCTCTTGCTTAGAGCCTTTACAAGCTTCTTCTGCTCTGAGTTAAGCTTGAACTTCACCATCTTGTTTGTGGCTTTGTCCTGGATACTTAGCATTCCCATGAACTTGATTGGGTCCGTTAGAGTCTTCAGCATTTCCGCTTGATACTCTTTAGGTATCGACTTCGGTAGGAATATCATACCAACTTAAGTGCTCTCTTTAACTCTGAGATGCCTTTCTTCTCTGTCATCGCCTCTTCTTCAACTGGCTGCTTCCTGAATGTCTCAAGTACATACTTGGCTGCAACAACCTTTGCTGATTCGGAGTCTCCTCTTCTGAGAACAAGGTCAAGTGCTTCCATTGCTGAGAGAACAAGACCATCAACTCTGCCTTGGATATAGGCATCAAGGATGTCATCTGACTGCTTCTCTTTGATGTAACCAGCCTCTACTAGTGCAAACTGGAATGATGGCTTCTGCCTCCAGTTGTATAGCGTATTGAGATGTATGTCTAGCGTTCTAGCACACTCTGCATAGCTCATGCCTTTGCTAATGTAATCGACTGCAACTTGCTGCTCTTCAGTAACAACAAACACCTTTTTCTTTGTGGTCATAACTCCTCCTAAGAGAAACATACAATGGTTGTGGTTATGTTGTCAAATTGCTGTGTGTTTTATATGAGTGCCGAATCACTTCTTCTTCGAGTAGGCTTTCCTTGCCTTTGCTGCCTTCTTACGGTTAGCAGTACGAGATACCGCTCTAAGGTTGCTCTTGGCGTTTGTACCGCCTTTGCTGAGTGGCTTCTTATGGTCTACCTCTCTCTTGTCTCCCACAGCCAGCTTTAGCTTCCTACGAGCCTTATTGCGTGTCGAGCGATTCTTACGCTGCTTACTGGATGAATGGTAGTCATCGTATTCCTTTCTGTAGTTGCGTGGCTTCTTTGGCATAGCATCTCCTTATTGCGTACACATATCTTAACACGCGATATATGTAATGGAAACTGCTGTGTATTTTAAGAAAGAAAGATACTAGGGGGGGGGTGAGTTTTTAAAATTACCTAGGGGGGGTATACAAATATTATTTTATATCAACCTACGGCCACCCCTGCACCGCGTGATAGGGCCTAGAGGCCCTCGGCCCAGCTCAAAAGTCTGTCGTCTGCGCGTCTGTCCGTGCTTCATATAGGCATGTGTAGGGGTCTGACAAGCTGCTCACCTGCGTTTTGTTCTTCGTTTGGCTACCTAGTCACCTAGCAAGGAAAGCCACCTGGAGACCCTTCTAGGGGTGATAGTATGATAGTGTGATAGTTATGATAGTTTTTAGGGCTTAGGGGGGGGGTTATCTAGCACAAAAAAAAACCCAAGAAAGATTGGATTCTTTCAAGGGTTTAGGGCTTCGCTTTGGGGCGTGGCGCGCGGGGTTGTGTGGGTGGCTTTCTCCTTTGGTTTAAATTGGACCCGAGGTCGGTCTTATCCTTATGTATTTCTCAACCAATTATTTTTTTGTACCTCGCAAAAGAAGCAAACATAACCGTCTTCTACTTTGTGAAAACTAAAACAGTCGGGGTTTTCTTTTTGTGCTGCATATCGTGTTTGTGCATTTGAAAATATCATGTTCTTTCCTTGTTCTTTTGTTGTGGTTATTTTCTTCTAGGTTGCGAAATAAAATATATGTAAAAGTGTTCTCTTTGTATGTCTTGTTCCTTTGCTATCTCTTCTATGAGAACAAGTGCCTCCTCTTCTGTTTTACAGAGGCCAAAAAACCTTGGTACTTTAATAAACGGTTCTCTGTGCCAGATTGAATACATAATTTATCCTTGTTTAGTGTTGAATATAATTTGTGTTTTTGATTTCGTTATCCCAACATCTACGACAGTCTTGACAAGCTCCGTCTTGTTCAGGCGCTGGGCAAGTAAGATCCGCTCCTTCATATGAGACCGTCGAAGTCGTGGCCCAAGTTGGAATATTTTTCGGGGGCTTTGCTCCTATCATATAGGCGCTTACTCTTACACAAATGTTTCCTGGTACTACTCCCTTGTACTGTCTAAGGGTTTGATACTCTCTAGTCGGTAGCCAAAAGAGAACATCAGAACAATTGCGAGCTACCTGTATGATATTCTCAAAGTGCTCTGAGCTTTGGATGTCCCCGCTGTCATGCCACCGAAAATACTTTTTTCCGGTGTTGTCTGTTTTCACTTGGCGCTTGATAAGAATTGTCATGGCTTCAACCCATCGCGAATTGTGAACAGAAAGACCGCGCTTGAAAAGTCCTTTAGCGACTTGGGGGAAACGATAATTACCTTTCAAGGCGTAGCATTCTTGGCATGTGCTCCCCTTCACCCTTGCAAGCTTTGCTCCTGTCTTGCATTGTTTGGCGCTTATCCCATAGGTCAAGGATGGCATTTTTGAATTCCCTTTCTGTAGTCCTCCTCCCGTGATAATTTTGCAATGCTTCACTAACAACTTTTTGACTAAGAGAATCATGATACCACCAAAAGAACACAGTTTATGACCATTACAAAAATAGAGACCGACAAGAAGCAATTGGCCCAAAAGTTTTTGAGCTTTGTGTTTTCGTGTAGGGTTTCAATTTCCCGTTTTAATGAATTGTTTATATAAAGATATTTAGGGATATCTTTATAATAAGCCGCAATTTCTTGGTGCTTGGCGTCAATTTCCTCTTTGAGTTCTTCAATTTCTTCTTGCGTTATTGCTGTCATTTCGAAGTCGTCTTTCAGGTCTGACGTTTGGCGATGGTACTCCATGCACTCGTTTAGGTATTTTTCACATTCTGTTTTTATCGCCTCAACAGTATCCACAAAAGAATTGATATCGCTATTAGTAACATTCACGCCTCACCTCGAAATTCAGATTGAATTTTCTTTAGTCTTTCAATTCCTGCTTGTATTACGTCCGCGTCCAAATAATTCATGTCGCCATCTTCCCAGCGAACGAGATATTTGTTTTCTGCTTTGTGTTGTTCTTCTTGCGGTAGAACGACTCCAATTGTGGAGTCGGTATGAATCATTAATGTAATTTTGAATTCTTGCATTTTGTTATCCTTGTTTCCGTTAGAGAATCATTCTCTTTCCGTGCTCCAAATATACCATGTTAAACAACAAAAGAACAGCTTTAATTGTGTAATCGATGTCAATAAAATAATGGTCATGTCAATATTGGCAAGTCAACATTGGCAAGTCAACAGCTGGATTTCCAGGAGTGATAGTAAGCAGTAAGACCCGAGGCCCGAGGCCCCGAGACTTTTTCACCGATTAATAATATGACGAATCAAATTGCATTTCTCTTGCATCTTGCTCTGCTTCCCATGCTGCTTCTTCATGGCTTGTTGTGTCGTTCTGGTCTTCATTCAATGAGCAGTCACACTCTTCATCACCGACAGCACTCACGGTTCCACATTCTTCACATTCCCATGTGCATACATTCCAATCGTCTGGTAGATTACTGAGTCTCATGATTCACCTCGAGTAAACGCGAGGTGTTCTGCTGAAATGAATTTGATACCTCGTTCTGCTCTGCGTTCAGAAGTGTATTGCTGGAAGTTTCCTAAGTTTGTGATGTGTTTAAGGTCCACATTGTATCTTCGGATTGTGAATAGTGGTCTATGGTCAGTTTCGCTTTGTTCAGATGTGACAAAGACCCAATCCTTTCTATCTTCAGAGATATAAATTTTGTTAGCTAACTTTGTGTTGAACATTTCCATTAGCTCAAAGTTAAAGAAGCTCGACTCTCTGTGGCAAGTCCTGGTGTCCATCACTTTGTAGTAGTTCTTTGTTTCGTTTCCTTCGATTATTTCCCAGTCAATCATTGTACCTCCTTGTTTGTACATGTTTAGTATAGCCGATGTTTATCAATGTGTCTACTTTTATTAATCATCCCTGCATCAAGCATGCACTGAGCAACATATTCAACGCACTGAGGCACGATAGCGTTGCCTAGGGCTTTGATTCTGTCCACCCTATTGGTATTCCCATCATCCACTCCACAAACTGGGGAGACAGGCGACCCTTGACTCCATTGGCTAATCGTCCTGTTCTGGCTTGAGCTTCGAGACAGTTGCTTGCCTGTGAGTTCCCCTTGAGTCTGTACTTGTGTTCGTGTGCGCTGGGGGTAGGCAACACAGAACCATCTTTGGCGGAGGTGGGGTGCTCCAAATCTGCGAGCGGATACACTTGTCCATTCAGCATCATACCCGATTTGGGCCAAGGACTGCAATACACTTGAGAGTCCCCGAAAATAGATTGCTGACACATTTTCCAGGACGATGAGCGGTGGTCTAATGACGCTACAGATTCTCCACATTTCAAACCAAAGACCCGACTTTTCTCCATTAATCACTCCCTTTTTTTTACCAGCACTGCTGACGTCAGTACATGGGAAGCCACCCACAACAATATCAACGGGTTGCAAAGCATGTGCATCAACTTCTCTGATGTCATCGTACAAGATTGTATTCGGCCAATGCTTCTTCAGTATTGTTTGGCAAAACTTATTTTGTTCAATTTGCCACACTGTTTTTGCAGATGGCACTATATTTTCAAATGCCATTTCGAAGCATCCGATACCGCTGAAGCATGAGCCAATCGTTATTGCTTTGTCATTCATCATTTAAGTATATCTTTGACCAGATTACGAGCGGCTAGCACAGATGGTGGTGTAGGTTCGTCATTGTCATCCCTTCGGGTAATCTTCAGATAATCACCGACGATGAATGGTATCAATCGCTTGAGTCCAGCCCATGTGTTTGACTCAGCAGCTAACACGCCATCTTCATGCTGCGTGTCCAAGACAAAGCAAAACTTTTTTTCACTGAGGACACTGTCTTCTATTATTTTGCCTACTTGGTACAGCTTCCCATTGTTCTCCATTTCGACGAAGACCTGAGGCCCAGTGTAATGTATTTGCACATTCATTTCATTTCTCCTGATTCAAGCAACAAGCAAATCACCATTGAGATGCTCATGTTTGATTGTTTGGCAATCCTTTCTATTTTGCTATAGGTGTCCATGGGAATGCGCACCCCGACGAATCGGGATTTGTTACCATGGTTAATGTTACCTCTGCCTCTGGTTTGTGCTTTGATTTCTGTTGATTCAGTCATTGTCTCCTCCAAGCTCTTCGAGTGAGCACATTCCGACTGCGGTGTATGAGCGCAATGCTCGTGCCACTGCTCTAGTCTCAGCCATCCGAATCATATGAGGCAATATCATTTTGCTCACATTCCGCACTGTCGAATCACCATGGGCTTTAAAAGTGCCCCTTAAACCTGAAACAATCGCTGAAAAGATGAATCGTCCTGTCTCAAAGTCTTGATGCTCTATTGTTGTGTCGATGCTCTGCAGTCCGTGTGAATGTGCCATGACCACAAGCCCATCGTATTTTATAAACTCTTTACCCTGCAATCGGCAGGTTAGCCCCATGTCTCTTATGTCGTTAATTGTCAATGTTGGTTGCTTAGTTTTTTTAGTATTTCGTTCGTGGTCATTTACCATGATGTACCGTCCTGTCTTGGTTGTGTTGTGTTGAGTGCCGTAATGGCAAGTGAGATTAAATGTTTGCACCATGCCCCATGGTGTCTGTGGTAGTCGATGCATGCACAGTACGCATTGTCCTGGCGAATCCATACTGCGTAGGGCAGTGTGCTCTTACGGCTTGGTTCTGTTTGACCGTAAACGCTGGTGACATTACCCTCCGTTTTTATCAGTCTCTTTTTCCATTGGACTGATTTGCTCAATGCCAGCCGTCTTGAGGAGTGTTGCTCTGAACTGCAAAAGTCGTTCATCGAGTTTAGTATTAGGCTGGTCACCTGTGTTTTGATTTGGTTTGTCATGATTTCTCCTTGTGATTTCATTGACTGGTATGTGCTGCAACCCTTCAAAAACTGAGTCACAGATTACAATATCGTCCCATGTGTCTAGTACTGTTGCCAGGAAGGTGAGGCGACCTTTTCGATATGTCACCTCATCTCCTCGCTCATAATTCAAAACGGCACCTC